TGCGCTCGATGCTCTCGATATCGTGCAGACGCCGGCTGTCTTCAATGATGGCCGCCTTGTGCAGATGGTAAGAGTCGCCGGTAGGGCGCGATGGGGTGACAGCGGCGGCCTCCTTCGCGGCCTTTTGAGCCTGAAACCGCTTTGCGGCCGGGCTCAAAGTTCGCCTAGGCTTGGCTTTTTCGTCGCTTGGAGCAGCAACCACCTTTGCGCGCCGCTCGCTCTCTTTTCGCGCTCTCTCTTCGCTCTCTTTCCGGGCTTTTTCTAGCCTCTCGGCCTCGGCCGCCTTTTTGGCGGCCAGCCCTTTTTCAAAGTTTTCCTTTGCTGGACTGACCATTACGCCTCCATTACACCAGGGTGATATTCTCGACCAGTGCGCCGGCGCCGAAGTCTTCGACTACGTAGGCCTCATTGGAGGACTCATAGTTTTCGATGCGGTTGCGCTTGGGATTGTCCATGATGTGGCGGCGGCGGCCGCCGTTCTGGTAATAGATGGACAGGTTGTCCAGCGTGGTCACCATTAGAGTGCCGTCAGGGATGTATGGCACCTGCATCCCCTGCAGGCCGCCAATTCGCGCCTGGCTGATGACCAGGTCAAGAGCGTTCTGCTCAGTCGGCGGGTTTTGTTTGTTGATCAGCGGGAAGTACTTGTCACGCATGAGGTCTCGACCAAGGATTACCACCAGATCCGGATTACCTCGGAACCATGGATCCAGCATGCTGTGTGTGATGTCGTACACCAGCGCATCCAGGTTCTCATAGTCGCCTCCCGATCCCACGTTCACGGCTCCAGACGCCGCAACCACTTCGCTCATTACCCGCTCTGGGGCGGTGGTGCGGTAGTGCTCCAGCCAGCCAATGTTGACATCCTGAAGCAACGGGTTGGCCACTCGGTCGGTCTCGGCGGCAGCGCTGGTGCCGTTGAAGCCGATCATGATCCGGTCCAGGGCCTGCTGGCGCACGATGGCGTCACGAAGCATGGCCTGGAACTGAGGGAACTTCGCCCAGGCATCGATCTTGGCATAGGGTACAGCGGTGTCGAACTCGGTCAGGAAGCATTCGTACCCGTGTGCGCCCATGTCGCTCAGGTCGCGGGGCGTCCGATCCTTCGTGGAGACATCGGTGCGGCCGGCAACGGTGGATCCCACGCCCAGGCCGATCTTCTCGCCCTTGATTTCGTCAACGCCGATCACGTTGATCCGGCGCAGAAAGTCGCTGGACTCCTGAATGCGTTGTTCCAGCCGCTGCTGGACGGAAGGTTCCACAGCGAAGGTTTCCGCCGCGGACTCCACCCCGTTGAGCTTCGCGATCTGCTGACGAAGCTTGTTGAACTGTACTCGGGATTCGTTGCGCATAGTCTGACTTCCTCAGCAGTCGGTAAGAATTGCGTCCTGGCCACCGGTGGCCGGGCTGCGGGAGAATTTCGGGTTCGGGGTGCTTTCCAGCTCCGCTTTCAGGTCGCTGAAGCTTTTCTCCAGGGCTTCGTGGGCCTGTTTCAGCTGGCTGTACTCGTGCTGCACTTCGTCCATGGCACTGCGCAGTTGCTGGCCATCGCTGACGAACAGCTCCAGCGTCTTTTCCAAATCTGCTTTGAACTCGGAAAAGCGGGCGGCGTTGGCATCCTTGTGTTTGCTGAACAGAGCCTTGACCTTGCTGAACAGAGTTTCCCCGGCCTGCTGGCCATCGGTGCCGCTCTCTTCTCCGGCTTCTTCCGTGAAGTCCAGCTCAACCTCCATGGCTTCGGAGAAGAGGTTTTCCGGGCGCTGCTTGCGAGTATTCAGGGGGTTGTTCTTTGCCTGGCTGCTGAACTGCAACATTTCGGTGCCCAGCGATGCCGGCGAGTCGGTAACCGCCAGGCCAACCAGGTAAGCTTCGCCAGAGTCGGCGAATTCAGGATCCACTTCGATGGAGGTGTAAATCTTCTGGCGATCCTTGGTCATCTTGACCAGGTCATCTGTCGGGTCGATTTCCGCGAACAGTTCCAGCTTGCCTTCGGCATTTTCTTCGGCCTTTACGGCCGTTACATCGCCGAATGCCTTGAAAGGTCCGTCCGCGAACATTCCACGCATGTGCTCAAGCCAGACCCGGGCGCCGTACTTCTCCCGGTTGAAGTTTGCCGCCATCTGCTCGATCCAGGCCCGGCTTATTGCCCGGCCATCGGTAGTGGCGCCTTCAGTAGCCACTCGGAACCATTTTTTCATCTTGCCACTCCCACGCTGTTGGGCGATGCTTGTCCAGTGATGTCACTCAATGCCCCCAGATTCATGGCAAGCGCGCCGCAATCCAACTAGGGCGAATTGTCCTGCCATGCCTCACAAAAAACCGCCGTCTTAACTGTTGCGGTCGCCATGCACACTGGTGCCATGGACAAGACCGTAGAATCTGATTACAGAGAACATTTTGTGAAGGCCCGCACCCTCTACTGGATGGGATGGCGGCCGCAGCGCATTGCCGAAGAGCTTGGCATCAGCCCGCAGCTCTTCCACAACTGGAAAAAGCGGTTTAACTGGGATGACGCGGAGCCGATTCAGCGGGTGGAAGCATCCCTGGAAGCCCGCATGGTGCAGCTGCTCTTCAAGGACCAAAAAGAGGGGAAGGATTTCAAGGAAATCGACCTTCTGGGCCGGCAGATTGAACGGCTGGCGAGGGTGCACAAGTACCAGGAGTCTGGCCGCGAATCAGACCTGAACCCGAACATCCAGGAGCGTAACCGGGCACCACGCAAAGCAAAGAACGACATCGGCGACGAAGGCCTGCAAGAAATCACCACGGCGTTCGAAGAATCCCTGTTCGACTACCAGCACAAGTGGAAGGTGGCCGGCCTTACCAACCGGATCCGCAATATCCTGAAGTCTCGCCAGATAGGTGCGACCTGGTACTTTGCCCGGGAAGCGATTGTGGATGCGTTCCACACCGGGAAAAACAAGATTTTCCTAAGCGCTTCAAAAGCCCAGGCGCACGTTTTCCGGCAGTACATAGTCCAGTTCGTGAAAGACACCACCGGCGTGGAACTGCGCGGAGATCCGCTGGTTCTGCCCAATGGGGCAACGCTGTATTTTCTCGGTACCAACGTGCGGACCGCCCAGAGTTACCATGGCGATCTTTACATGGATGAGTACTTCTGGATCCAGAGCTTCCAGCAGTTCCGGAAGGTGGCCTCCGGCATGGCCATGCACAAGAAATGGAGCCAGACCTACTTTTCCACACCCTCCGCGATCACCCACGAAGCCTACCCGTTCTGGACCGGCGAACAGTTCAACAAGCGCCGGGCGAAAGACAAGCGGGTAAGCGTGGACACCTCCCATGCAGCCCTGGCCAATGGCATGGCCTGCGCCGATGGCCAGTGGCGCCAGATCGTCACGGTTGAGGATGCCATGGCCGGAGGTTGCGACCTGTTCGATATCGACCAGCTGCAACTCGAGTACTCCGAAGACGAGTATTCCAACCTGTTGATGTGCCAGTTCGTGGACGACACCCACGCGGTATTCCCGCTGGCCAAGCTGCAGCGCTGCATGGTGGACAGCTGGGTCGAGTGGCGGGAGCTGAAGCCCTACGCAGACAGGCCGCTGGGCGATCTTGAAGTCTGGCTGGGTTATGACCCTTCCGGCAGTGGTGAAGATGGGGACGGCGCCGGCCTGGTGGTGGTGCTCCCGTCGAAATCAGCGAGCCGGCCGCACCGAGTGGTGGAAAAAATCCGCCTTCGCGGGTTGGACTATGAAAAGCAGGCCGAAGAAATCAGGAAGCTCACCAAACGGTACAACGTTTCATTCATTGGCATGGACACCACCGGGCTGGGTGAAGCCGTGGCCGAGCTGGTGGAGAAGTTCTTCCCAGCGGTTACCCGCTTCAACTATTCACCAGACGTTAAGGCACGCCTGGTGATCAAGACACAAAACATCATCGACCGCGGACGGCTACAGTTCGATGCCGGATGGAGCGACATGGCCCAGAGCTTTATGGCGATCCGGCGGGCAATGACCGATTCACAGCGGCAGATCACCTACAAATCCGGGCGAAGCGAAGATACCGGCCACGCGGACCTGGCCTGGGCCGTGATGCACGCGCTGTCCCACGAACCACTCGAAGGCCCCACCGAACGCGGTGGCAGCATGATGGAGATTTACTGATGAGCAAAAGCGTCGAAGCATTCACCTTCGGTGATCCGGTGCCGGTGATGGACCGATACGACATGCTTTACACCGGCTGCTGGATGGCGGGCCAGGACTACTATGAACCTCCGGTAGACATGGCGGCGCTCGCCAAATCCTACCGGGCCACCGCTCACCACGGAAGCGCCTTGCAGGTGAAGCGCAATATCCTGGTGAAAACCTTCCAGCCCACCCAGTACCTGACGCGCCAGGACTTCGCGCGGATGGCCATGGATTACCTGGTGTTCGGAAACCTCTACGGCGAACAAGTTCAGAACCGGCTGGGCAGGCTCATTCAGATAAAGCCGGTACTTGCGAAGTATTGCCGCCGGGGCGTCGAGGCGGATTCCTACTGGTGGGTGCATGACTGGCTGAAGCATACGGAATTTGAAAAGGGCAGCGTGGTTCACCTGATGGAGCCCGACATAGACCAGGAGCTCTATGGTGTACCCGATTACCTGGGCTCTCTGCAGTCGGCCTGGCTGAATGAGTCCGCCACTCTGTTCCGGCGGAAGTACTACCAGAACGGCAGCCACGCTGGCTTCATCATGTACATGACCGATCCCGCACAGAATCCGGACGATATCGACAACCTGCGTCAGGCGCTGAGAGACAGCAAAGGCCCTGGCAACTTCAAAAACCTGTTTGTCTACGCGCCGAACGGTAAGAAGGATGGGATGCAGGTTATCCCTGTCAGCGAAGTGGCAGCAAAGGATGACTTCTGGAACATCAAAAACGCCACCCGCGATGACCAGCTGGCCGGCCACCGGGTACCGCCCCAGCTGATGGGCATCATTCCCACCAACACATCCGGCTTCGGTGATGCAGAGAAAGCGGCCCGCGTGTTTGCCGCCAATGAGCTGGAGCCCCTGCAGGAGAGGCTGCTGGAGATGAACGACATCGTTGGCAAGGAAGTGATCAAGTTCCGGCCTTACACACTGGGGGAGGTTGCCGGCAGCTGATAGAATAGCGGCGACTGCGTCAGCTTAGGCCACCTACGGGTGGTCTTTTTTTGTGCCCGCACCACCATGCCAAACACCCCTCGGCCGCGCCATCCGAAAAAGTTTAATGGTTATCGTTTAGTTTCCGATGCGCATGCAATGCTTTCCCGAGCGTCTGCAGGTCGCTGCAGGGTTTCCTGCCCACACCCCTACGGGAGGGGTGCTCACACCCAAAGCTCGCGGTCACCCCACCCCGCCTGCGGGCTCTTGGTACTGCGATTATTCAACGGCCAAGGATCGTCAACAGGTGCACGCCTGTAAGTTGTTGATTGTTGGTTCCGGGAATCCTGAGAAGTGGAGGGGGCTTCGGAAAAGTGTAACAACCGCCACAAGCGTAACTTTGCACGGTAAGCCAATGATTTTATTGAAGGTAACTTGTTACACTTTTAGAGATATAAACGTAACACTGTTACACTTATGTACTGTAACGCTGGCCGAAAAAAACTCCTTTAAAATCAGGCATGTCACTTTTCTGTTACTCCGTGTTACGTTTTGACTGTAACAAGAAAAATCCCGCCAATTCATAAACCTACGCGCAATTTTTGCGTCCTG